TACAAACATCTTGTCAATAGGTAGAGGGCATTTTTTGTCAGCCCTCTGTAGACATTACTTACGACCTTTACGGGCTTTGCGTCCCATACGAGCCATTTTCGGAGCCATTTTTGCTTTTCCGTACATCATGATATTTCCTTTTACAAGGCCACCTCAAAGGGGAGGCAGCCACACCCATTCCTTGCGGGAATTCTGAATTAACGGCGGCACTTACGTCCACTTTTTGTCTTCATGTTCATCTCATACCTCCATATTGTTTGCGGTTGGAGTCACGTTGACTTCTCCCGTATGAGGTTTTAAACCCAGTTTGACGCATTGTCAAGTTGGGAGCCGCCTCATTTCTTTTTAAAGAAGCAGTGTCTACCCTTGGTTGGTCAGCCGTAGGCTGTGTCATTGCACTTGTGTTTGGAGCCATCATCCCACCTTTTTCAAGTCTGGTTTACCTTCTGCTTTTGGAGGTTGCATCTGTTGCATTTGTTGCTCCATTGCCTGTTGAGCTTCTTGCTTCTCTTGTGCCTTCTTAAGTCGCTCTAACAATAATTGTTTCATTGGAGGCTCAACCATGTCAAGCAAAGATTCTTTGTCAATTACGCCAGCTTGGAATAACTCAAACGCCATCTTGCGGCTGTCTTCCATAAAGATGGGTGAGTTACTGTGAGCATCTACTTTCACCACAAAATCACGGGTGAACTGGTCTGCAATAAATTTCAGTCCTCGTCCGTCTGTGTAGTGGGTATTGTCATAGACCTGCATACATTTAAGGTACAGGGTAGCCATCTTTTCTAAGCTGTCTTCAATAACCAGCGCACGTTTCTTAGCCCTGCTTGAGCCTAAACGAGCGAGTGTGGATGCGTGACCAGAAGAGCGAACACCTGCTTCACCTCTACCTTGCAGCACAGAAACAATGCCAGATGCTTCTTCAAACATCAGGTCAACCTCTCCAATCTCACGGAACAAATCAGGTGGGATAGTAGGTGCTAACTTCTCTACTTTAGCATTTGGCATATCGGTTGCAAGCAAGCCGCCAGCACGGTTGAGCGCAAAGTTCTTCTCGTCCAAGATGCCTGTAAAGCCAATCAGGGCAGTAGGTGGACTGACTTGTTTGGAAAGTAAGTCTAAGATTTCGGTCATACGCTTGTTGCGTAATTGCTGGAGATAGATTAAGCGTTGGACTTCTGACGCACCCCAGTAGTAGTCGTAAAGTGGGTTGGGGCAGATTTGGATAAAAGGCAGTTCACCTTTGAGGAACATGCTTTCACCAGAACGGTCATAAATGATGACGTTGGGGTCTGCTTTGGTTACGACTTGGTAATCTTTGGTTTCGTCATTCCACACCCAAAGTTCAATCATCTCAATAGTATCTTCAGAAACTTGAGCTTTGTAGGTAGGGTTACCAGACAGGTCTAAGTTGACGTTGCCGTACATGGTTGGGTTTGTTTGAGACATGATGATGCGCTGGATACCGCTTGCAATCTCTGTGCGCTCATGCTGTGTAGACATGACTCTCTTAACAATACTGTCTCTTTGTGGATGAGAGTAAAGCCTGTCAAACAACTCGGACTTGGTGATGTAGTAGGAGTGGACTAAAGCTTCTTGTCTGTCTGTGTATGCACTGTCTTCACGCAGTACGCCAATACAGGCGGGTTCGACCATGTAGGGGTGGATACCGTTATTGATAACGAGTTTGACAAAAGTGGAGTTATAGCAAAGTGACCACGTAACTGCTGTTGAGAACACTTGGTCAGCGTTGCTATTGAGCCACTCGTCATTCAGGGCTTTGCTGAGAGTTGGAACCTTAATCTGTTCATCTTCAGATACAGCCGCACCCGTGTGGATAGAGAACTTGGTGGTTTCTGCTGAATACAGAAACGAGGTAAGTTGGTCTATATGCGGATAAATCTTGTTGTAGATGGCGGGTACGTCATCAGGTGCGTTACCAAACAGGTAGTAGCTTCGCAGGGATGAGTAATCAACTTTGCGTTGCTCACGACTGACGAGACATTTTTCTATCAGCTCAAGATAGAAGTTTTCTCTAGCTACTGGTTCTTTAGGAATTCTCATCTCTTCACCTGTAAGTTATCTGGGTCTGCCATATAGCTGGCGGTTCTCGGCCCTTGCAGGTCACCCGCTGCTTTGGGATTGATGCCTACGGATTCTCCATTAACAGACTTAAATTGTCCACCCATCACAGATTTCATGCTGATATTGCCTCCGCTACCCCAAATTACAGAGTCACCAGGTCGAGCTTGCTTCTGTTGTTGCTGGTTTTGGGACTGGATAGCGTCTGTAGCCTCTGCAAACTGCTTGTCTGTCAGCTTGTTCTTGCGTTTCATGTAGCCAGTCTGGTGTTCACCTGCCTTTGTAGACTTGATGTCCGTCATGTCGTACTCAATAGCAAGTTGCTTTAAGTTTTTGTCGGTTGCGGACGTTTTTGGTGACCTTGTGCCTACAGGCTTCAAGTGAACAACAGATATTTCCCCTTTACACAGTTTCATGGGACAGTCTGGCTCCCATGCCTCAAAAATACCGTGGTTTGTGCAGTAATAGTCTCTCAGAATTGCCATAGTTACCCCCTAAGTGCTTCGTCAAGTGAAATTTCGCTGTAATCGTGCCTGTTTACCATCCCAACCTTCACTTTTATGCCTTGCGAGGTTACTTGTAACCCCATTTTTGGCATAAATACGGGCTGAGATTCTTTCCTGTAGTCCACATAGCGTGTGTTATCTATGCGTTTCATAATCTTTACGTTACCTGCTTTCCACTGTTGGTAGGCTTTACTGACCCTACGCTGCACCATTTCGGTCAGTGGTTCCTTGTTATAGATGAAAACATCATAGAAATGACTATGGCTTATACCTGCAAGTTCAGCAAACAGGGCTATAGAGATGCCTCTATCCTTGTCGGCATTGAACCTTTGCATGTGTTTTGTCAGTTCACGCTTGCTTAACGGGGTCATATCTGTACTCCACTGTGTAACCAATACCTTGCAAGAACCCTAAAAAGTCTACTTCCCCGTAACTGTTGGTTGGGTCAACAGGGACAACTACATGGTTAGTGCTTGCCAACTTCCTTGTTTGGGCATGATGCCCTACCAATTTGGTGTAATCAAAGTTTTCCTCATGAAATCCAAGCCCTACATACTCTATGCTGAAGTATTTGGCTATTTCATCAGGGCAATACTTATAACCATAAGATTTAAGAAGTGGTTTTAATATAGCTGAGAGTTGTGCATCCTCATTCCATCCGTGTATCTCATTGCTGTTTAAGTGCATGATGCCGTGCTTGTTACAGGCTTCTAAGAAACGCTTGCTTCGCAAAGAGAATCCACCGTTTTGCACTACCTTGACTGGCTCTGTAGCTTGAGTCCAAGAAAAGTGGAGGTACAGGTTACCTTCACCAAAAGCACAGTGTGAGGGTGCACCTATGTAATCGTATTCATAGTATTCAGGTTTAAAATTCTTGCCGTTGAGTACCCACCCATCGTCTTGTACGATAAGGCAATAGTCAGTCTCTATATAGGCGTACAAGCCGTGCATCATGAAGAGGGAATACCCAAGGTAATCTATGTTGTGGCAACGCTTCCAGACTACGTTGCTTGGCAAGTTTGGTGGTTCTTCTATAGAGATTAGCAAGCCCTGTGAGCCTGGCAGCTCTTGCATAGACTTCACTATGGAAGGTATGGCAGAAGCACCGTTGTTGTGTCCGTACACAGACACAATCGTTAATTGGTCATGAACCATACATTCCAATCCTTTTTAAGTAATCACTTACGTTTCTGCCAACAGCAATTTGTTCAGGAGAGAAAGACTCTTGTGCTGCGCTTACATTGCGTGAGAGTTTGTGAGCTATCAATCTAGGCTGAATCTGCTCTGCGTAGGCAACAGCAGCGAGCGCAGAGGCAATCACACGGTCATCTTTACCACGACCAGGTGCGCCCAAGAACCCACCTTCTCGCACGATACCTTTCATTTCTTCTAAGGTATCCATGCTGAAGATACCCATCATGCCCCGCTCAAAATAGTCTTTCATGTACTGCAACATACGTTCCTTGCTGTTGCTTGTAGTTAGGTAGCCTATGCTGTTTGACAAGCCCCCTAGCGTGTCATTACGCCTCCAGATGTAGTTTGTCATGCTACCCAACACATCCATCAAGTCCCGACCTGTAGCCCCGCCCATAGAGGTTGCCAAACGTTTCAAGTTCCTTAACTCGTTAATCACAGCCTGACCTGGGCCGTTAACTTCCAAGTTAAGTGTGCTGTTCTTGTAGGCTCCTGCTAAGTGAGCTATCACCCACGCAAACTGGTAGGTGTTGAGTTCAGAGGTTGCAAACTCTGCTACTTGGTCTAGACCATCTGCATAACAGCGGAAGACTTGGATACAGAACCTGTCTGCCCAGTCACTGCTGCCGTAGGCAGGGTCTGCACCAATCACATAGTAGGCACTGTCTATAGGTTCTTCCCATACTTTCAAAGAACCCAGTCTTTCTGTTGACCGCAAAACTTCTGTGTCTTGGAACAGTTGACCAAAAGAATACCTGTAGTAATCACACTCTGTCTTCTTGCTTAGCTTGGCTGCTTCTGTACAACGGGTATGTGAGAAGAAGGATGTGCCAGTCATTACAAAGGCATAGTCTTCAGTGGGTGGAAACTCTTGGTACATAAGGGCATCGTCTTTGATACCCTCAAACATCTTCCATCTCCACCAAGCCATTTGGCGAGAGTTAATCTCAAAGCCGTAGAGCTTCTTAATATCTTTGTGCCACTCTTTTTCTTCACCAGTCAGCTTGCCATCCCAGTAGACCTTGTAGATGTTGGAGTCAGCAGGGACGGTGTAATACTCATTCCTCCACCACCCGCAGAAGATTGCACGTTGAGTCTTAGCTCGTTTGGCAGTCTTGTACATGTCGTGGAACATGTTGAAACCTTGAGCCGTACTCTCAAACAAGTACAGCCTTTCTGGGTTCTTCTCAGCAAGAGAGGCAATGAGTGAGGCTAAACCTTCTTCGTTTCCCCATGAAGCTGTTTCAGTACCATGTAGGTAAGTGATAGCTTTGCCCTGTCCCAGACGAGACTTATTCCCTGCAATTTGGTAAAACAATCTGCTTCTGTTCTTGAGAACCATCTGGTTGCGGTTATGGGCAACCAATGGAATCTTGTATTCCTTGGGTAATCCTTCGATATACATAGCCAGTGTTGAACGGAACATGTCTCTGTTTTCTTCCGTATCAGCAACGAGTGTGCCTTGCCAGCCAGGATGGGTGAACTGCCAATAAAGGTCAAGTGCCAAGGAAATAGTTGTGATACCAAGCTGGCGACCTTTGAGAATAACAAAGAAGTGGATGTCTTCATCTAAGCCTTTCTGTATCTCGTCCATCACATATGTCTGAGTCCCCAAGAGGTTACCCATTTTCTTCAAGCCCTCTTCCTTTGTCTCAATCTTGAGTTCGGAACAGAACTTGTAAAACTTCTTCAGGTCAAAGTTCATTTAATTCCCAAGTAGCTACGGACTTGGTTAAGGACATTCAGTTGTTCAGGGGTGTACATCTGTGTGGAGTCAGGCCACTGGTTAAATGTGTATCCACGAAAATAACCAGGCAACCCACTTGCCTTTGCCCAATCTTCAAAAGCACGTTGTTCTTTATATTCTGGATGCTCTTGGTAGTATTTATATTGTTCTTGTAGCCGCTTGTTTTGGTCTGGTGTCATAGACTTTACAAAGTTCTGATAACGCTCAGACAGGTATGGGTCAGACTCAACACCATAATGACTCACATAGTCAGCAAGAATGTCCAAAGGTTTGGTAGATGGGTCAAACACCTCTATACCAACCTTACCCATTGGCAGTTCTTTAGGGCGTGGGTACTCAGGGGAGCCAGGCTCGTCTGGGGGATAAAACTCCAAATACCCACGACCCTGATTAGGCGAGTACTTGAAAGAAATGTCTTTGTCGGATAAGTAAGGGTAATCTGTCTTTGCCTTTTCAAACAACATCTGACCCATAATATCTTTGTCAATCTCTTCCATTTATAACTCCTCTGTTTTCCAGTTGGCAATAGCTATTGCTACTTGCTTGTTCTTGGCACATGCTATTAACTCTCGGTAGTGGGTGGGGTTGTACTTCTCCTCCCACTCCTTTGCCAGCCTAATCTTGTCCATCTTCTTAATGCAAGACAAGGCTCGCCTCATCTCTTGCTGTAGCCGAATACGACTGTCCCGTAATGCCATCCTCGTAGCCAACCTTGTATCCATACTCCACAGCTTCCTGTATACCCATAGCCATCATCAACATCCTTTGCTCTGTCTGACAAAGACGGTTAGCCAAGAGGCGACAGGCCTCCCTCAACTCATCCTCGTTCAGCCACAGCAGCTCAGACATTACATAGTCCTCCAAACCCTTACCTGGTCACCATCCGTCTTGGCAGTAAACACCCTACCCAACCTCTTACCAGCCCTGTAATTGGCATTCAAGACCTTTGCACGGGCTTCTAGCGGTACACAAAAGCTATCCCCTACCTCCATATCCTCGTAAGGATAAGCATAGACAACCCTAGGTCTAGGCATACTCACACCACTCTCCAGCACTAGCTCTGTAATCATATTAACCTCTCTACCAATAACTCCATAGTATAGGTAAAAAAAAGGTTAGTCAAGGAGTAACCCGTGACTAACCAAACTAGCGTAGCT